CCAACAAGCAAATCCTCGCTGGCAACTCCACGGTCCTGCTCAACCTCAACACCCTGAACGGCGTGGCCAGCACCACCGGGTTTCTTGAAAACCTGGACGCTGGTTCTCAAACCAACACCGTTGGCGGCGTTTCCAAACTGACCTACCAGAATACCCGTGGTTGGCAGAACCAGCGTGCAACGGCTTCCAGCGCCTTCGGCACCAATGGACTGGGCGCAATGAATGACATTTACATTGCGGCCAACAACGTTGCGCCCGTGGGTGAGATCAATGTCATCATTGCCAGTCTTGCGCTTATGAACAACTACAAAAAGAAGCTCCAGGCGCAAGAGCGGTACATTGATGAAAAGACCTTGGATGCTGGGCGTATGGCGCTCGCCTTTGCTGGTGCAATGGTGGAGCAGGATAGCGATATGCCTATCAACACCGCTGTCGGAACCAATGAGTTCTCGGCTTACTTCCTGAACTTCTCAGGAATCAAGCTGGTCATTCATTCGGATGCCGACTATGCCACGGGCGATTTCGTCATGGGCCAGGGCAACCAGGCTCGCGTTGCGCATATCTACCACAAATGCCAGCTCACTGCGCGTCACCTGGGTGGCCAGGGTGTGCTTGTTGATGCTGACACCTTCTGAGGAGGAAAAGACAAATGGCAACAGACGATATCATTCAGTACCTCGAAACGACTGACGCCGATGGCACCGCGCTTGGCGGTGCTGAAATGCACCGTCGCCAGGTGGAAACCTTTTTGGCTGGTGGCGCTATCGCTGCTGGTGATGTGGTGGCCTGGGACATTGGCAAGACCGGGGCTGCGCAGGCTGCGTATGTGGTGGCGGCGCCTGCCGTTCCTACCGTGGGCAATGCGTCCGCTATGGGTGTGGCGCTGGAATCTGCCAGCGCTAACCAAACCGTCAAGGTTGTGATTTCTGGCTATGTCACTGGCGCCAAGTGCGCAGCTGGTGTCCTGGCTGGCCAGCCTGTGTGCGGGCCTATTAGCGCTGCTGGTACGGCTAGCCTGTCGGTGGCTGCGGCAACTGCTGGGGTCCTGGGTGTGGCTCTCGACAATGAGGGCGGCGGCTTGGTTACCATGATGGTGCGCAAGCAGTTCTAAGTTGTTTGTCTCTGTCGGGGAGGGATTGTGAATCTAAAAGAAATGCGGGAACGCGTAGCAAACAAGACCGATTTCGACCCGACAGAGACCCGGTATCGTGACCAAATGACCGAGCTGCTCAACGAAGCATATCGGCATGTTTGGAACGAGACCGTGTGGCCGTTCAGTCAACGCCTGGTCTACATGGATTTGTATCCAGATTTGACCAGTTCGAGGCTGAACGGCCAAACCACAACCACCAACGATGGCCAACGCCTGGTCACGTTTTCGGCTCCGATTGACGAGCTGGTATCGCAGCGCTCGGTTTTGGTGGGAAACATCATTGAGCTGCACGGCAGAGACTATGAGATTTTGCAGGTGAACAGTACAACCGAGCTGGTCACCACCGAACCGATCCGGCATCCTGTGGCCGGGTCTCCTCCTGCTTCCCCTGCAACCATCACCGGATTTGCTGGGTGGAAGATTAAGCACCGATATTATCTGCTGCCGTCCGACTGTCTGGAGATTCTCAACCTGGGCCAGCGGGATACTCCAATCCCGGATGCGCCTGGCGCTTTGACGCTCGGCCAAAAGGTGTGGAGCTGCGCAAACCGTCCGGAAGAAATGGCCAGCCTGCGCGAAGATCGAACCGACAGTTACGCGCAAATGTATTTCCCTATCCCTCCCCGTGTGATCCCTCCTGCCGAAACCATGTCCATTATCTGGAACCAGGTGGAAACCACGGCGGATGGAACGTTTGAACAGGGCAAATACTACGAGCTGTGCTGGTGTCTGGAATCTCCGTCGGGCGCCTATGGTGCGCTGAGTGAGCCAAGTATTGCGCAGGTTCCGGTAGATGCGCAGAACCCGTCTGCAACCTACGCGGCCACGGTCTCGTTTTTCACGTTTGATGGTGTGCCGTTTGCTGCGCGGCCTGCAAGCTACACAACCCGGGGCCAACCCGAACCGCTCGAGGGGCTAAAGAAACGGCTGTGGTTCAATGCAAATTTCAACCATGCCACGGGTGAAAGACTCGGCCAACCTCGGTGGCTGGCCATTACTCAAGGCGCGGTATTGAATAGCGATACCACGGCAACCATGAACATTCCCGTCACAGCTCTGGACACCGCGTCCACTGCGGTTGTGAAATACGTTCTGGGATTGTATCCAGGCAATGAGCGATATCTGGAGTATGATGGTTCTATTCGTCGGATTCGCCCGTGGCCACGGGTAGACGGTAGCGACCAGGAATACAGCCAGGCTGACCCGGCCACGAATGAAAACTGGCGAGACCGTCCGGCGCTCCAGTTCCGTCGCGCCGAGCTGCGGTATCTGGTCAAACCTGCGCCTCTCGTATATGACACCGATTCCCCGTCGATGCCCTGGCCGTTCCATCAGGTCATTGTAGATCGGGCGCTGGCCGATGTGTTTCTGAAGAGCAACAACACCGCGCTTGCGCAGCTCTATGAGGGTCGGTATTCCAAGGCGGTGGAACAGTTCAAGCGGCGGATGTTCAAGACCGATACCGCGTGGCAATTTGGCCAGTTCCAAATCAATCGGGATCGGCAGTATTGGTCTTCTGAGTTTACGCTGACCTACGAGGGCTGACCATGCAAACCGTCAAGATGCGGGAACGTGCAGCGGGTGGGATGGATGAGCGGTATGTGGCCGAGCTGGGCGCGGCATCCCTCATAGTAAACATGCGCATGGATAAGGAGGGCGGCGCCTGGGTGCATGACAGGGGCTGGGAACCATACAACCCAACGCCTGGCTATACCGTGGTGGTTACTGAAGACTTCAATCCACTGTATTCCCTGGCGGTGTGGTCTCGCCAATCCGGCGCCGAGCTGTATTGTCTATATGAGCAGGGCGGCTCTTTGCTTTATGAGCACGGTCTAAGCTCTGGCACATCCACTACCGCTCCAGCTCGCCAGGTGTTGGCCACGGGGCGGCAACGTCCGCTCCCCTCCGAACCAGGCACGCAATATTTCAACCACGGTTCTGACTTAATAATCATGGGGGCGGATACTCTTCTGCGGTTCCGTGGTGACAAACTCGTGGCTCCGTTTGGATTCACTACGGCGCCTGCGCCTCCACAAGTCTTCGCGCCTGACCCGACATATTATGCGACGGTTGCGACCAGGAACGAGAGTGGAACCACGGCGGCAAAACTCATGGCGCCTCGCGGTTTGGGCGATGCGCAGGCGGCAACCGATGGAAGCGAGGTCAACCGATACACGTATCGGGTGGCGTTTGAGACTGAGACCGGGTCAATCTCTCCGCTGTCGGCTGCGGCGTCTGCGGCGTGGTCGTTCGATGCTGCGGCTGAACAAGGCCGATATGGTGTGCTGTTGCGCTCCATCCCTCGAGGCCCGGCTGGCACCGTCGCCCGGCGCCTGTACCGGACAAAGAACCTAAAGAGTTTGGATGCGCAGGGGGAAGCTCAATACTTTTTCTTGGCCAGGATTCCAGAAAACAGCTCCACCGATTTTATGGATATCGCGCCCGATAGCGTCTTGGTTTCTCCAGCTCCGTCCTTGACGGATAGCATATCCATTCCAGGAACCTTGCGGTTTGGCGCCTCGTGGGATGGACGTGTGTGGATGGCGGGCGGTGCCGATTATGAGCAGCGCATTTTGTATAGCGAAGAAGGAGCGCCCGAACAGTTTGGCGCCTTTAACTTCTACAACCTGGGCAATACAAACGCGGGCGATATCACTGGGCTGATCCCTTTTTATGGCGTCCTGTTGGTCTTTCGAGAGTTTGGGATTGATGCCATCGTTCCCGACCAGGCTGGCATCCTTTACCGGGTCTCGGTGATTTCCAGGGATGTGGGCACCGTGGCCACGAACACCATTACGCTCGTGCCTGGTGTCGGTGTGATGTTCCTCACCGGGGATGGGGTGCGCATCGTGTCCGGGTCGCCGTCGTCCATGGTGGTGTCGGCTCCGAATACGCGTGTGGCCAGGGAAGCACGTAGGATTAACGAAGCGGCTTTGGCCAGTGCTTGCGCAGCCTGGTCGCCATTGGAGCGGGAATGGTGGTGTCATTACCCGGCGGACGGGCAGAGCAGCCCAAACCGTGGCCTGGTTTACCATATAGATGCGCAGGCTTGGTCGGTGCGTGGTAGCGATAGCCAAGTGCCTAGCGCCTTCCAGTTCAACGCCATGGCCAGTCTACCATCTGGCCATTTCCTGCTTGCGCCTGAGACCACGCGGGTGGTCTCCACGCCTAGCATTTCCATCATTTACAATCGCGGTCTCCAGGTTTGGAGCGCCTGCGGTGTGCAAGGTGAACGATTCACGGCGACAAACATTGATGCCAACCTATGGTCAATCTCTTCCGTGGAAAACAATGCGGCAACGAATGGCCAGTGGTGCTCGGTGTGGGAGGATTTCGGGGATGACAGCGTTTATAAGTCTGTCCGATATGTGCTGGTGGATGTGTTGGCTGTTGGCAATGCACCTATTCTGCTGGAATATGCGGTGGATTATTTGGAGCAGTACAGCTCTGCTGGA